CAAGTTATCAAGGTTGACTGTGCAGGGTTTGGCTTTGTCCTAATGCACAAGTCTATTATTCCTAAACTGCGTGAAGCACACCCTGGTAAGGGTATGTTTATGGAGACTGGTGATGGCAAAGATGAGCATTTTGTCGGCGAAGATATTATCTTCTTCCGCCGTATGAAGGCAGCAGGTGTACCACTACACGCCCATACTGGAGCACTGGTAAAGCATATGAAACGCTTTAGCGTTGACTATGACTACTATGCATTGTATTGGGCTAATGAACATTTAAAGACAAAACTGAAGGAACAAGAGCAGCAAGGAGAATAAGTGGCTGGTCGTGATATTACAGAAGGTCGCGCATCGCGGGCCATTGCTGTTGATGTTGGTGTAGTTGCTACTGATGCTATCTGGCAGAATACTGATATAGCCTATGATGTTGCTATCGGTGGTATACCATTCATCTATGCCATCAATGATACTAATCCTTACATTCGTCAGACTGCTCCTTATAGGAAAGAACAATTTGATAATCAAACTGAGCCTGGTGAGCAGTCGCTCACTGGTTGGTGGCTCCGTAGCCAGTCCTCTTTTCACGAAGGGACTGGCATTAATTTTTATGACCCAGGACTTATTCCAGGAGAAGGCACATCTCGCTTTGCCGATAGCAAAGGTGTAGATGTATGGACAGAAGGTGAAGTAACCCTTCTTAACAATACTGCTACTTCTCATTATACAACTGGTGTTGTTCGTGCTAACGGCAAACCAAGTCAGATTGCTCGCAGTATTCAATGGGCTGGCACTAACGGGATACTACTAGTAGATGGTTACGATGTTGACAAGATTGCAGTAGATGGAACTGATACCCACTTTATTGACTATGCTGCTGGTGTAGATAAACAAGTCTTTGCTATCTGTGATGATGGTGTCAATGCTTACTGGGTAACTGCAATCCTAGACTCAGGTGTGGATAAGACTGCTGTATACAAGAAGCCATTAACTGGCGATGCCTCTACATCTAATACTCTGCTTTTTAGTAGTAGCACTATTGTTGCTAATGAAGCAACTATGGAATATGTAAAAGACCGTATTGTTATGGCGGTTAATAATAAGATTTTTGAATTTGCTACAAATGCATCTTCTCTACCTACTGCAGTATATACCCATACCAGTACTAGCGTAGTATTTACCAGCATAACTGCTTCTGGTACTGCTATATATGTATCTGCTTTTGAGGGTATCCAATCATACATTTACAAGTTCACACTAAGCACTACAACTGGTTCTATGCCTACGCTTACCAGTGCTATTACTGCTGCTCAGATGCCTACTGGTGAAAAGATATTTAAGATTGAATACTACTTAGGCTATATGTTAATCGGTACGAATAAGGGTATCCGAGTAGCAACTGTAAATGATGATGGCTCTATTATCTACGGACCTTTAATGATTGAGACTAGCCAGCCTGTATATGACTTTGCATTTAGAGATAGATTTGCTTGGGCTACAACAGGAGTAGCGGGCGAAGGCGGAGTTGTTCGTATTGATTTAGGTAACGATTTAGGTGGCCTTCGTTTTGCTTATGCCAATGACTTATGGTTAGACAATGGAGTCACTGGTTATGTTACAACTTCCTGCGCTTTTGCTGGAGAAACAGATAGACTTGTATTTGTCACCACTGCTGTTAATCGTGGCACAATTACTAACAAAGCATTGACTTCTAACGTAGCCACACTTACCACAGGTGCAGCACACGGCTTAGAAGTCAGCGATAGTATCTGGGTGGAAGGCGTAGACTCTACATTCAACGGTAAATACACTGTCACTAGTGCTACTACTACTACATTTAGTTATACCAAAGCAGCCACAAACGTAGCCTCAACAGCAGTCTCGTCAGCCACAGCCCTAGTCAATGAGACTGGAACTATCAATATAGAATCCTCTGGAACTAAAATGCCTGACGGTTACATAGAGACAGGCTTTATCAGATACAACACATTAGAACCCAAAAACTTTAAGCGCCTATTAGGGCGCGGTGAATTTGACTTTGGCTCTATGACTTTAGAAACCGTAGATGCATCAGGCACTGAATATGATATAGTTAGTTATGACTCATCGGTTCCGCCAGTAGAAGTAACTACTAGCCAGCCAGCAGGTGCACAAGAATACATAGCCTATAAGTTTATTTTATCTAGAGATGCTACTGATAATACTAAGGGCCCTATCTTCAAGGGCTATCAGGCAAAGGCTACTATTGCTACACCGAGACAGCGAGTGATTAGATTTCCCGTCTATTGTTTTGACGTGGAGACAGACAAGTACAATGTTATGGTCGGCTATGAAGGCCGAGCCCTAGACAGAATTAATACTTTAGAAAGTATTGAAGAAGGTGGCGACGTTGTTACTTGGCAAGATTTAACTACTGGCGAATCTCGTCAGGTTGTTATAGAACAAATCACTTTCACTCGCATGACTCCACCAGATAGAGGGTTTACTGGCTATGGAGGAATGCTAACTATGACTGTAAGGACTGTGTAATGACACCTACTGAATGGGCTGGCCTAGCCGTAGCCGTATTTACTTTGATTGCTGGGTTTGCTGGCGCTGTACGCTGGTTAGTTAAGCATTACCTATATGAACTACGCCCTAATGGTGGCTCTAGTCTTAAGGATAAAGTCAATTCACTTGAAGAAAAAGTAGAACTATTAACTGATTTAGTAAGAGAAGCATTGAGGAGATGAGTGAAACCTGTAGCCAAAGTAGCGTCACCTGCTGCTATTGCTGTGCTCCGTCAAGCGACAGCGTTGTTTCCGAAGCGCAAGAAACTGTCAGACGGGTTGTTGCCTTCGTTAGCGCATCAGAAAGTCAACCCGAATTCGGACCACAATACTGGGCTAGCAGTCGATTTGACTCACGACCCTAAGAACGGGGTTGATTGTGCAATTATTTTCGAAAAGCTCAAAGAGGATGAGAGAGTTGAGTATCTCATCTTTAACAAAAAGATATGGTCTAAAGCCAAGCGTAACGCTGGCAATCGTCCTTACAGTGGTAGTAATCCTCATTCTAAACATCTACATATATCTATTCACCCTGATATGGCTAATGACACTAGCCCTTGGTTCTGGTGGATGAATCAACCTAAGATTGTGAATCAGGTTATGGCTAAACTACAGCCACAGCCAAAAAAGAAAACAGTAGCACAGCCTGTCTGTACCTGCTGTAAGGTTCACAATACAAAACGAAAGGCAATCTAAATGGAAGCACTAAAGCAAGTATCGCTAACATGGTTCCGTGCTGCAGCCTCAGCTGCAATCGCACTCTACCTCGCTGGAGAGACCGACATTAAGACACTCGGAATGGCAGCCCTCGCTGGGTTCCTCGGGCCTGTACTTAAGTGGCTTGACCCATCCGCTAAGGAGTTCGGCCGAGGCGCAGAGTAGCCTCTAGAATACCCTTTAAACGCCTTCTAAGGCAGTTTTAAGACACTAAACCCCCCAACCTAAGGTAATCACCTTGGGAAGGGGGGTCTTTTGTGTTTTCTACTGTCCGATTAGTAGTCATAGATTACCCCTAGACAGCTTCTCCTCTGTCAGGTATAATTATATATATTATATATTAAATAATAATAAGACCCCGAAGGGGTCTGTATATAATATATATTAATTATATTATAATATATATAATTATATATAGCAAGTCTTAATGAAAGGATTATACCCTGATGGGAGTATATCTCTCTGATGATTATAAGATACCAGGTCATGTATCCTATTCAGCTCTGACTACCTTCATCGACTGCGGTTATCTATACTACCTCAGCCGACTGTTGCAGATACCAGAGAAGCCAGCGGTATGGAGCGCAGGTGGCTCCGCATTCCACAAGGCTACTGAAGAATGGGACAGACAACATGTTGAGTAAACAATTATGGGAAGAGGCATGGAATGAATATACCAAAGATGTCGACTTATCGACGCTTAGAGTTGGCGGCAGGGCTACGAAGGAGTATCCTAATAAGGAAGATGCTTCCTTCTGGAATATCAATGGTCCACAATGGGTCCAGTCCTACGTCGAATGGCGACAAGTCAACAAGAATTGGAAGATTTGGAAAACGCCTGAAGGCGTTCCTGCGATTGAACTAGGTATCATACCTGAGTTTGCTGGTGTTCCAGTCAAGATGGTAATTGATAGAGTCTTTGATGTTGATGGTCAGTTGGTTGTGGTAGACTTGAAGACATCACAACGCACACCTGACTCTAGCCTACAGCTAGGTTTCTACAAAGCAGGGCTAAAGAAAGTCTTTGGCATTGATGTAAACTATGGTAACTATTGGATGGCTCGTCAGTCTGGCACTGGTCAGATGGAAGACCTAACCAAATACACAACCGAGATGATTGATTACTTCGTAGAAAAATTTGACAAAGCACGCCTTGCTGGTATATTCTTACCCAACACAAACAACTGTAACCGATGCGGGCTCACGGAGCACTGCTCGTTTACTTCAAAGAAAGAGAAACGATGAACGAAGAATGGAAACTGCAAGTCTCTTATAAGACTGGCCCTGGTGATATGATTAACATCCGTGCCAATACTGCTGATGAACTTAGTGTACTGCTTGAAGGTGTGGGTGATTACGCTACACAGATTGCTGCAACTAACAAGCTATTGGCAGGTGCGTACAATGTAGCCCCTTTATCGACGCCAAGTACCACAACAAACACAACGCCACCGCTCTCCTTACCACCCAGCCCAGTCTCGGAAGCATCAGGTACCGCAGCTCCAACATGTAAGCACGGAGCTCGTATCTATCGTAGTGGAATCAGTAGCAAAACTGGTAAACCGTATGCATTCTGGGCATGTCCTACCCCACAGGGTACAGCTGACCAGTGCAAGCCAGTAAACTAAATAAGGAATCAATGAGCCGTAGTCAGTTAGTCATGGATTGGCTACGGCTTCTATTCAAAAGGAATCAAAATTGCGTACACTTGTCAGAAGCGTTGGTCGTCCTAGTATCGGCGGAGAACCGCTCCCATCATGCTTCAAAGCGTTCGAGGCAAACAAGATTGTCCTCAGGCGGAGCGAAGTGTCGATGTTCGCAGCAGCGCCAGGAGTAGGTAAGTCAACACTTGCCTTAGCTCTTGCGCTAAAGATGAAGGTTCCTACGCTATACATTAGCGCCGACACTAACGCACACACAATGGCTATGCGATTAGCATCTATGATTTCGGGTAAGAATCAGACTGATGTTGAAGGATTATTGAATACTGATTTAGGTTGGACAAGAGCAGTGCTAGCTAAGGCTGGTCATATTGTTTGGTCATTTGAATCAGCACCATCACTACAAGATATCGATGAGGAAGTACAAGCCTTCGAAGAATTGTGGGGATGTCCACCACAACTAATAGTTGTAGATAACTTAATGGATGTAGCCACCGATGGTGGCGAGGAGTTCTCTTCTATGAGAGCTATCATGAAGGAGTTGAAGTATCTTGCTAGGGCTACGAATGCGGGTGTGTTGGTATTACATCATACGAGTGAGGCGGTACCTGGCTCTCCTTGCCAGCCTCGTTCCGCGATTCAGGGAAAGGTGGCTCAGCTCCCCGCACTCATTTGCACGCTTGGTGTTGTGGGCACATCAATGGGCGTGGCCCCTGTCAAGAACCGTTATGGCAAAGCCGACGCGGGTGGTGGACTGATGACTTGGATTGCTTTTAATCCTGAGTATATGTTCGTTGAAGATATACCAGAGAATGGTTAGGAGTTACAATGGATGACGATTACTTGGAGATACATGCAAAAGAAATGGCACAGGCTGAATATCACAGACATGTTGCCATCTGCATACAGAAGATTAATGATGCCAAACCGCAGGTTAGGGACGATTATACGCAGGGCGTATGCGACGGACTTGACTGGGCAACGAGAATACTAGAGAAAGATAAGAGCGCATACTAATGGAATATGCTTATTCACTTACTCCGCACGAAGAAGCGCATGTCCTTGAAGTTGGATACCAAAGACAGAAGCCTTACCTAGGTGACCCGACCAAGAATGTAAACTATTCAGAGGGTGATGTATGGGAGATGTGGCAACACGCTGTCTGTGCTGGGGCTGAGTTGGCATTTGCTCGTATGATTGGTGACTATAACTTTCTGCCTCACTACAATAAATGGAAAACTGAATTAGATATTCCAGGGTTTGGAGAAATTAGATATTCTTTAAACCCTGATAACGGTATGAGGTATACATCCAGAGATGATGATGAATTAGTTTATGTCTTAATAACTAATGGTTTAGTACATAAGACTAGACGGGTTGCTCCTAATTGGAAGGGACCTGAGTACACAGCAGTGGGTTGGATGTATGGCAAAGAATGTAAGCGTGACCTATGGAAGTTTAATCAGACAACCTGGTATGTACCGCAACAATGTCTTCGCTCAATGGATACGCTATCTCTATCCTTAACTACGGAGGTTATTAATGGCTAACCCCAACGGACGTAAAGGTGCACAGTTTGAGACTGATGTAATGCGATGGCTTCGTGATAACGAGGCAGTAGCAGAACGATTAACTAAGGCTGGTGCTAAGGACGAAGGGGACTTGTATGTATTCATGCGTGGTAAGACTTATATACTTGAGTTAAAGAATCGTAAGAAGCTAGACTTACCTGCCTTCTGGGACGAGGCGCAGGTTGAGGCAAAGAACTATGCGAAGGCTCGAGGGTTGGCGGACATACCTCCAGCCTTCGTCATAGTGAAGCGTCGTAATCATAGCGTTAAGAATGCGTGGGTTATACAGGACTTAGAGCAGTGGATGAGAGAGAGATATGAATGACCTACCAAGTATTAGAGATGTCCTTATCCACTACGGTGCGGACATACGACGCAACCACGGGCAAACAAATCTGCGATGTCCATTCCACGGAGATACACATCAATCGGGCACAGCCAACTTGGACACCAATGTGTTCATCTGCTTTGCATGCGGGGTTCAGGGAAACAGTTTGCAAATCATATCACAAAGAGAAGGAATTAGTATAAGAGATGCAAAAGAATTCGCAGAGAGAATTATTGGAACGAGCAGCGGAGAAGTACGCGGCAAACATTTATCAGGCAGAAGGCTACCTAAAAAGCAGGGGCATTCCGATAGAAGTAGCACGGCTGGCGCGATTAGGCGTAGTCGTAGAGGCTGAGATAGGCCATGAAATGTACCAAGGAAGGTTGAGTATACCATATGTTACTAAGACTGGTGTTGTGGATTTACGGTTTCGTTCGCTCAATCCTGCAGTGGAGCCTAAGTACATGGGACTCACTGGCGCTGATACTAAAATGTATAATGTTCTTGATATTGAGCGGGCTGGTGATTACATTGGTATTTGTGAAGGTGAATTGGATACTATTACTATGTCTTCCTGTGTCGGTATTCCTTGTATTGGTGTGCCAGGGGCTAATAGTTGGAAGAAACATTACACGAGACTCCTCGCCGATTTCGAAAGAGTCTTTGTCTTTGCGGACGGAGACCAGCCAGGCAAGGAGTTTGCCAACTCACTTGCAAGAGAACTCCCTGTTACTATCGTCCAGTTCCCCGACGGCGAAGACCCTAACTCATTCTATACTAGCAACGGGGCGCAAGCAATACTTAAGAGAGCAGGACTAGCTAATGCCTGAGTTCTTTGATGGTAAAAATTATAGGTGTCCTGAGTGTGGAGAAATATTAAGTGATGCATTTGCTGTGGTTGAACACATGCTTGATGATGGAGAAGAGTTCAACCCTTCAATGATATTGCCAGGTGGGTTTCGCCTACTACTTGGTAGTTTATTACGCGGGCTATATGATAACAGAGATGATGCAAAGTATATCGGTGAGATAACACAATCATCTTACTTAACTTTATTCACAGCAGAAGTTTACCCTGAAATGATTGGTGAAACTGTTGAGGATATTATAGTAGAAAGCGTGATGGAAGACTTCGATGGAGAACTCAAACAACTATTCAAGAATAGAGAGTGAAGAGATATGGCAGATTATAGAACACCTAGCTGGCATGGGCTACCAGATAACTGGGACAAATCAAGAAAAGGATATCCTGACAGTGACCTTAAGCGTCCCACTATTAGCAAAGAAGAACGTATACAATACCCAACCCAGTTCGAAGAGGATGTAAGGATTGTATACGATGAGTTGATGTCCGTCCTGCTTAAGAAGCACAGGGATTATGGGGCTAAGAATATTGCTGATGCCCCTGGCGGTGCCCTCAATGGGCTTCGTGTTCGTATCCACGATAAGACTGCTCGTATTAATAACTTAATAGATTTCCAACGGAAGGCTGAATATGAATCCCTTGAGGATTCGTTCAAGGACTTAGCTAACTACGCCATCATAGCCTTGCTAGTACTCAGAGATAAGTGGGATAAGTAAATGGTAAAGAACTCTTCGTTCGATTTAGACTTTGGGTATGGTCGTAAGGGTGAGCAATTGGTCGAGGAGTTACTTACAGGTGGGCGCACAGTAGAAGTCAAGCGCGACAGGAAGTGGTGGATTACTAACAACTTATACATTGAAGTTGAGTGTTGGTTCAATAAGTCTAAGGCGTGGGAGCCATCAGGTTTATCAGTAACCGAGGCTGCGTA